CCACACTGGTCTATCTGGTGGAAGGCGCTATGCAGGGCGCTCCCGCAGTGACCGCTGAAGGCGCTGAGAAGCCTCAGATCCATTTTGCAGATCCCACGCCTAAGACCGTAAGCCTTGCAAAGGTCGCTTGCCACATCAAGGAATCTGACGAGTACATCCACGATTATCCTTTCCTGGCATCCGCGATCAACGGCAGACTGCTCTATGAGCTCGGCCTGGTTGAGCAGAACAAGCTCGTCACCGATCTGCTCGCTACTTCCGGCATTCAGACCGGCACATATGCTGCAAATGCTACAGCGTCCAACATCGCAGATGCGATCCTGCAGGCTGCTATGGACGTACAGAACAGCTCCGGTTTCGCGGCTGACGCGATCCTGATCAACCCCGCAGACTGGTATGCACTCCGCATCGCCAAGGACGGCGAGAATCGCTACTATGGCGGCGGCTTCTTCGGCGCTCAGAATGTTCCCAATCTCTGGGGTATCAATGTATGCGTATCTCCCGCAGTGGCAGCGGGCACGATCGTGGTCGGCGCCTACAAGACCTGCGCATCTGTCGTACAGAACGGCGGCGTGAGCGTTGAGGCAGTCAATACCAACGAAGACGACTTCGTCAAGAACCTGATGACGATCCGCGCTGAGGAGAGACTCGCTCTCGCAGTCAGACGCCCTGCAGGCTTCAAGAAGCTGACAAAGGCATCCTGAGGATGAGGATCAACAAGGGAGGGCTCCGGCTCTCCCTGTTTTTGCAGTGAAAGGACCACGCGATGGCTTTACATGAATATCGCTGGCGCGGATCCACATGGCAGATCGACGACAAGGAGCTCGAAAGATACCCCGGAGCCGTACCTGTCGATAAGGATCCGAAGCCTGTCGAGAAAAAGAAAACTACTCCCGCCAATAAATCCCGCAAGGAGCCTAAAAACAAATGATGACACCATGGGGATATGATGCGGAGAACCTTACGCCTATCATTTCGGAAAATGAGTTTAATGCGGTTACAAATTACGCCTTTGCGGACAACCCGAGGACATACGCGGCTATCCTTGCGGCATCGCAGGCTATCCGGAATTACTGCGGCTGGCATATCTGTCCGTCGGTAAGCTGTACAGCATACCCGGTAGGCGGCGCTGTTGTCGCAAAGCTTCCGGTAGGATATGTGAGTGCAATCACAAGGATCACGGAAGGCGGAACCACACTGACCGCAGACGAATATGAATGGCGAAGAGACGGGCTCATTAAAAGAGCCTATCCGTACAGATGGAGTGATAAATGGGACGGCATCGAGGTCAAATACATGGCGGGGTATGAGGCCAATGCTGTTCCGGATCTTGTTGAGGCGGTCTGTGCTATCACGGCGGGCGTTTTGTCCGTCTCAGCGGGCGTTATATCAGAGAGCGCGGACGGGGTAAGCATCAGTTACTCACAGAGCGCGTCCAGTATCGCTGCAGGACTGACCGCACAGCAGAAAGCGGCACTCGAAGCCTATAAGGTGGTGAACGCTCATGGGGCTTAGTTTCTTTAGGGATTCCGTGACGATTCTCCGCGCGCCAATCGTTAAGAAAAACGGCGCTGAGAGCCGAGACTGGAACAACGCAACAGAAAGAATACTAGAACGTGTGCAGGTGACGGCAGCAGGCACATCCCGCGATTTTGCGGGACGCGCTGAGAACATCACCGACGCGAGAACACTCCGCGCCAATTACGACGCGGACATTCAAGAGGGCGACAGGGTGGTGTACGACGGGAATCTTTACGAGATCAACGGCGAAGTATTCCACACTAAGTCACCCACGGGACGCGCATCAAGCACACGATGCACATTAACAAGGTGGAAGGGCTAATGGGGGCCAGAATAGTAATAGAGCATAACAGTGCCGGATGGGCTGAGCTATTCAAGTCGGAAGACATGAAGGCCATAGTTGACGCAGCAGGGGAACGGATCGCGGCGGAAGCAGGCGAGCATTTCCACTATGAGGCGGCGACTAACAATCAATTCACGGCGGGCGGATTTGTCCGCGGTGACGAAGAAGGCGACATCCTAGAAGCCACAGACAAGGTACTGACGAGGGCGGTGCACGCATGAGAGTAAGTATAGACATTGAGACAGCTTTATATGATCAGCTGACGGCTGACGGATACAGCGCGTCTGCGCACATGATCCCGGCGACACTCGGGCAGAATCTTCCGCATGTTCATGTAGTGCGGACGGGCGGATATAACACTGACCGTGTGATCGACGTCAATAGCGTGGATTTTGATGTCTATGCAGGAACACAGGCCGACGCGATGGAAGCGGCCACAGCTTTGACCGGCTGGGTACGCGACCTCGAAGGCAGCACGCTTGTCACCCCGTGCTATTCTGCGGAGGTCCTTACGCTCCCGTATCGCAACCCTGACCCCAGACACCCCAACATCGGACGCGCCACATTCAAGGCGCAGATAACGATCAGAACACAGGAGGTAAATTAAATGCCTAGTAATGCTGACGTGCGCGTTGGCGCACCCGATCAGAAAGTAACAGGAGCTATTAAGCACGCGCCCAAGGGAACAGCGATCCCGGCGCTGGCTGACATCACAAAGGCAGCAGTCACACTCAACCAGGCTTTTACTGGTGATGAGTATGTGTCTCAGGACGGCCTTACGCTTGCGCCCTCTATGAGTACCACAGAGATCAAGGACTGGTCCGGAGCTACGGTCCGCAAGGTCCTCGAATCCTTCGACGGCACTCTGTCATGGACAATGATCTCCACCAATGCCGGCGCGCTTGCCATCGCATTCGGAGCGGATCATGTCACCACAGCGGCGGCAACGACGACACACGGTGCACAGGTCCAGGCGGCTCTCGGTGCATATCTGCCCGATGAACAGGCGTGGGTGTTCCTCATGAAGGACGGAGACGCACGCATTGTTATCGCGGTACCGGACGGACAGATCACGGAGGTCGGCGAGGTCACATTCGCATCTAATGCGGCTGTGGGCTGGCAGGTCACGTTGTCCTGCTATCCTGACGCAAGCGGTAACTGCATCTACATCATGACAGACGATGGAGTGACGACTGCATGAGAACATTCGGAAAAGAATTAAAGGAATACTTCGAGTTCCAGCTTGAGGGCGACGAGAAGATCTACAAGATCCCGCTCGCGTCGGCTCTGCCTTACGGAATGCTCAATGAGCTCGCCGAGACGGCAGGCACTAAAGACAGATTCTCGACACAGGTCAAGATGCTCAGAATGTACATGGGCAACGTGGTCGACACGCTCCCTGTAGGAACGCTCTCCGGCATCCTGCAGGCGTGGGGCGAGGAATCGAACGGAACCGGTGCGACACTGGGGGAATCCTGAGCCTTGTTCAAGTCATAAGGGACCATGACCGCGCACTGGAATATGACCTGATGACGCGGACAGGGCGGACACTTTCGGAGTATATGGATAGAGGGGCGGCTGGAATGGTCGCCCTTTTATCTTTTATCAACTATTTGCCGGCAGATTCGGCGCTGAGGTCAGAAACAGATCCGCATGATGAAATCGGCGAATGGAACACAACAAGGAAAACGAACATTATCCTTGCAGACCTTTTTGATGTATTCGTTTCCGCGAACACTAAGAAGGGGCGCAAGGCGAAACAGTACCCGAGACCCAAACAGAAGAAGAAGATCGGGAGCGGCGCTATACCGATCAGCGAGTTCTGGGATTGGTGGAAAGGGGGCGAGATAAATGGCTAATGGTGGAGGACAGGAAGTCGCAAGAGCATTTGTGACGATCATCCCGAAATCAGACGGCACTTCAAACGAAGTTATAAGCTCGATCGTAACCCCCGTCAATGACGCGGTAAGCGATGCAGGCACTAAAGCAGGCGGACTGTTCAACTCTAACCTGGGCGCGATGCTTTCCAAATTCGCGGCACCTGCAGCAATCGGTGCGGCACTGGTCGGTGTCGGCAAGTTCGCGGTCGATTCGTTCAACGAAGTCGACGAGGGCATGGACAACCTGATCGTCGCGACAGGCGCGACAGGCGATGCAGCGAAAGAGCTCGGCGATGTCTACAAAGATGTAGCGCGGAACGTAGTCGGAGACTTTGGAGACATCGGGTCCGCGGTCGGTGAGCTGAACACAAGATTGGGCTTGAATGGTGATGAGCTCGAATCTGCTTCTGAATCTGCAATGAAATACGCGCAGATAACAGGACAGGACGCGACGGCGGCCATTCAGGACGTCACAAAGATGATGAACAACGCCGGAATACCGGCGGAAGAATATGCGGAGACCCTCGACAAGCTGACTGTAGCTGGTCAGCAGTCGGGAATTGACGTCGGCAAACTGGCCGCTTCCGTCAACCAGAACGCGGCAAGCTTCAAGGAGCTGGGCTTCTCCACGGATGACGCGATCGCAATGCTCGCACAGTTCGAAAAGAGCGGCGCAGATACGAGCGGAATCCTTGCCGGCATGAAGAAGGGCGTGCAGAACTGGGCCAAGGAAGGCAAGAGCGCAAAGGATGGCTTCGCGGAATTTGTCCAGGGCGTGGAAGACGGAAGCCTTACAAGCGCAGATGCCATGGAGATCTTCGGATCTAAGGCAGGCATCGCAATGTACGACGCCGCCCAGAAGGGCCAGCTGTCATTTGATGATATGCTGACAGCCGTAGAGGGTAGCGCAGGCGCACTCGATGCGGTTTATGCGGATACACTCGACGCGCCTGATCAGCTCGCTCTGGCCATGCAGAATGTCAAGGTCGCGGCTGCAGATGCGGCGGGACCTCTGATGGAGATAGCTGCGGACGTACTGACTAATGTCGTTATCCCGGCACTCCAGAACGCGAGCACATGGGTTAGCGAGTTCATGGAGACGGCAGGTCCTAAGCTGTCGGCGACTATGGATGCGGTCGGCGCTGTTATATCTGCAGTATGGCCAGTAGTTGAGACTGTTGTTGAGACTGCAATTAACGCGATCATAGCGGCCATTGACGGTGTGAGCTCTGTTGTATCCGGCGTCACGAGCACATTCGAGGCCGTCAAAAATGCGATAACAAACCCGGTCGAGACGGCGAAAAATGCAGTTCATAACGCCATTGAAAAGATCAAGGGCTACTTTGATTTTGAGTGGTCCCTGCCCGATTTGAAACTGCCGCACATTGTTGTCGGCGGCTATATCGATGTGCCCGTTCTCGGTTCCATCCCCGATCCTACGCAGCTAAGAGTTGACTGGTATGCAAAGGGCGCAATCTTTGACGGCCCGCGTATCATTGGCGTCGGTGAAAAAGGACCTGAGGGAGTAATCCCGTTATCCGGCACAAGGGTCAGACCATTTGCGGAAGCAGTCGCGAGCGAGCTCGATATTGACGGCGGTGGCGGCTCTTATGAATTTGTTCTTCCGGTCATCATTGATGGCCGCGAAGTAGCAAGAGCGAGCGCAACATATACACGCGAGGAGCTGAGACGCCTCGACAGAATTGATAACAGAAAGGCGGGACTTGCATGGTAATCAAGACAAGGATAAACGGATCATATCTTGAGAGCATCGTCCCTGGCTTCGAGACACTATATGTAAAGGGGCGCGAGCCGCTGGACCTTGACCTGCGGAGCGCCTCGATCAATTCAAGGGACGGAGATATTTATCAGGGCAGGCGCGTCAAGGGCAGGACGCTCGAGATCCTTTTCTCGCTGACAGCAGCGACGCCCGCAGCATACAGCGCGGCTTACAACAAGCTGAAAGGCGAGCTGTATAAGGTCAAAGAATCCCAGCTGATATTTGACGATGAGCCCGGCTATTACTTTGTCGGAACTTATGAAACCATCGACGTGGAATATACTGCAGGTCAGCCGGCGAACGGATCAATATTTATCTTCTGCGCTGACCCCTTCAAGTATTCCACAAGCGAAACCACCATCACCGCCACGAACGGAACCATCACCGCAATGTATAACGGAACGTACCC